CTTGTCAGTGGCTTCGGAAACTTGTCCGATTGCTTGTAGCTTTTGTAGGATATTAAATAGATCCATTGTATCTTCCTTTCATAGCCACTGGGCCACGATTGGCAACAGGACTCTTTGTATTTGTTGTATTGCTGTCACCGATCTCAGGTGCAGTTGCTGGAACATCGGGGTCGCCGACTTTCTTTTGACCTAGTTCTTTTCTACGAGCATCGCTCATTTTCTTAAGTTCTTTTAAGAAACTTGTATTGAATTTGTTGCCATATAGCTCGTCTGCTTTTTGTTCGGCAGCTTCTTCTTTGCTGTATTCTGTGCCCAACTTAGCTTCTAGTTTCTCTGGCTTTTTCTTGACCTTTTCGGCTTCTTCATCGTGCTCTGCTTCGACTTCCCTTGGCTCGATTGCATTGCGGACTACAATCATACCTTCCGGTGTGTTTAATAGTTTTGCTAATTCTTGGTGCAGCATGCCAGTGCTAACAGGTAAGTGGCAAGTGAAGTCAATAATATAAACTTCTGCCATATCCATGTTAGGGAAATCTAAAGGACGGGCTTGTAGGATAGTTTTGCTTGGTTTGTTTACTTTTTGAACATCATACTTTTCCAAGTGACGCTCAATTTTATCCATCATTTCGTCCGAGACTTCACATGCTATTTTAATTCTAATATCGTGCTTCTGTTGAAGCTGTTCGATGTATTCTCTTAGAGTTGCCATTGTATTTCTCCGATACTTTATTTATCTTCGTTTCTAAGGTTTCGGTATTTACAAATGGGTTTGGGTTAAGGTTTGTACTTTTTCCAGTTAGTAGTTGCTACAGGGCTAACGGTATATGTTCCTGTAGGTTCGTAGCTTTTGTTTTTAGGATTAGGCGCAAGCTCGTCTGTCCATACAAGTCCATTTGCTTTATATGCTTGCTTGAGCATTTTTGCTTCATGCTCTGTATATGGGTGTAAGGCATTGTTTCTGCCTACCCAGCTTTCGCTACTTCCTGGAAGCTTGTTAACGCCATCAGATTCAGCCGCTTTCATTCCCAGCCTATACAAATCATACACCCTGTCTGCGGTGCCAGACACTAAATGGGCACTGGGCAAAGTGTTGATTTGGTCGGGCATCATTTTACCCGCTGTTTTAGTATAGTTCCTGTCTTCTGTAATAATGTCGACAATTTTCATACTACTATCTATGCCTATGATAGCAGAGCACCGACCTACTAATGTATTATTGTTTGTTTTTTAAGTTCTGATTGATTAGATTTAGAATAGCATTGCGATCTGTATTGAGATCTGACGGGGCTTGTGGCTCCAAGTCTTTCTCTTTAGTGTCGTTAGCTAATCTAGCGGCTCTAAGCTGTAGCTCGACCATTTTAAGTTTTTTCTCTAATTTTGCTGTTTTAGCAGCAATAGCGTTGTTCATCATCTTGCTAGCAACATCGAAGATCTGTCCGGCATTTCTATCATCGACATTCATGCCTAGATCCATAAGCTTGTCATAGCTATCCATTGCTTTTTCAGCATATTGATCAAAACTAGTATCATCTACATCTAATCCTTTGACTTGCGGCAATGCTTCGTTAATTCTGTCTGCTATAGATAGTTGTTCTCTAACAACCAACTCTGTAGGCATGGCTGTTGTTTCATTAATCAAATCCAATTGATCTTCGTTTGTGCTTTCGCTGCGATCAATCTCTAACGGTTCTACATTAAAAAAATCTTCTAGCTTTTTTGTCATCTTGTTCTAGCTCTTGGTTTCTTAGGCTTGCTTCTTGGTTGCCAGTTATTGTATATATCTTCTTCCGTGAGAATTCTAAACCGTAAGCCGTGTTTCTGACACCATGCTTTGCAGGCTTCCCACTTAGCCATATTTAATACTACTGCTGCTTTTTCTTGTTGGTTGCGGGCTTCACCTAGTACTGCTTGGGCACGAGGTTTGACTTCTATAACTTCGCTAATTTTATTGCCGTCTTTGTCTTGGTAAGTCACTAAGAAGTCCGGAACATAAAATGTATTACGCCCATTAAATGGATTGCGGTAGGGTATGCGTAAACATTCACTGCCCCAACCGATTACACTAGGGTGGTTATCGCAGAATCGCATAACAGTTAGTTCCCACCCACTTCGATATTTCGGAGTGCCGCTGCCTATGTATTTGTCAGGATTAAGCAAGGTGTAAAATCCCTGCATATAATTATTAGCCATTAGACCACCTGCTGTCTTATGTTACCAGGAATGTTACCTTCGTCTAAGAAACCAATCTGACTGCTGTTTGTTCTTGCTTGATTTAACATTGCATAAACATTATTGTCAAATTGAAGGCCATTTTTTCCAATGTACTTAACAAGGTCTGCATGGCTAAGTCCTAGTTCTTCGCCTATTTGATACAGTGCGTTAGTTAACTCTCGTGCTCTAATAGGTTCGCCAACAAAAGCAAGAACCTTGCCATATAATAAATCGTACTTGGCCGTTTCTATAGGTGCAGACATTTATTCGCTTTCTGTATAAGTCATGCTTTCGTATCTGATACTAAAAGTCCAAGTGACTGCTTCGCTGGCACTATAATCTAAGTTATCGTGCTGTATGTCAATGATCTTTGGTCTCCACAGGGTTGTGGTTGCTGTTTTTTGTAAAGATTCTTTGGTGTCGTCTGCGCCATGGAAACGAATAATCTCGATTTTATCTATGATACAATCCTGGCCTGCATCTCGTAACTTGATACCAAAATCGTCAAATCCAGTTCGGATGCCACTGGGTGCCTCAACAAAGTTGCCTGAGATAGAACTCATATAAGAAGAAACGAATCTTTGGACAGTATTATCTATAGTGTCATTGAAAGATATGCTAACTGGTTCGAAGTTAACTTTTGTGTTGACTACTTGCCTTAAGTTCCAAGCATTAACTATTTCAGATTCGATACTGTATTTTGGAAGTTCTACTGTTCTTACCCGTGTGGTCATAGTCCTTGCAATGTCTTGCAACTCAGGATCTGTGCTGATGTAAAATCTTACTTGGAAAAGGTATTTTGGGCGAACCGATGTCCATGCCGGATCGCCCAATCTATACCATTTCATAGCGTCTGTATATGCCGCCATGCGTTACCTTTTATGCGCCTGTTAATGCGTTGTTGTAACCTTGAGTAGCTAAACTACCGCCTGCTGTCAATGCGCCGTTTTCGTTGGCATCAGCAACTTGAGCAGCGTGAATGTCAGCATTGTCAAAACGAACGCTTAATGTAATCTGCATTACATCGCTTGTCGCGTAGTTGTTTTCGCCGTACTGTACATTCTGTACGAAGCAACCGTTTAGTGTCCATGTTTCAACAATAGTTGGAGTGTCGGAACCGTCAAGTTGCTCGATTGTAATACCGAACTTATAGTCGCCAGCAGCAGCAGGTGCGCTTTGTGTACCATGGCTCAACTGCTTTTGCAACTGTTCTGCGATTGCTCTGTTGACATTACCGTTTAGGTCATCTCTAAGAGTAATTGTGATAGGATCCCATGTGTGCTTACCAGCAATGTATGCCTTGCTGTTGTAAGCATCTAATGTGATTTCTTCGTGTGTTAGGTTAGGTCTTGTAACGCTAATTACATTCTGCGTGAATTCACGGACAGAACCATTTTGTCCGAACCCAAGCATGTTAACTCTAAAGCGATATTGTAGCTTAGGCATTAAAATGCTTGTTGTTCCGCCTGAAATTGGGACGCCGAATTGTGTTAAACTTGCCATTGTATTGTCTCCTTAGGCTGTATTATTTATTTATTTTGATAACTCGCCTGTGTTAACAACGCGAATTGGAATGTAGATAAATTCAGCAGCCTTAACTGGCTCGATGGCAATATCAATCCATAATTCGTTTCTGTCAATTCTAGCAGGTGTGTTGTTTGATTCGTCACAAACAACGATGAAGTCATACAATGCTCTCTTAGTCATTAAGTCTGCTAAGAAACCTGTAAACACTTGTTTAGCATTAGATCTTGTAATTGTATCGTTTGGTTCGAAGATGAACGGACGAGCCAACGGATCAAAGCGTTCACGCAAGTAAGCAACTAAACGAGCAACATTGATTCTATCTAATGCGCTGGCAAAAGGCTGTAGTGTGCGCTGACCCCATACAAATAAACCTTGTCCTGGGAAGCGAGCGATTGGGTTAATACCTGCTCTGCTACCATCGCCATATAATGTATCGCGTTGACCGTTTGTTAATGCTACAGGAACAAACTCGCCTTCTGTATTTAAGTAACCAACATTAGTTGCGTTTGTAACAACGCCGCGTGTTAAACCAGCTGGGGCGAACCAAGGATAAGCAACTTGGTCGTTGTATGCCATTGTGCGTAGAACGATGTGACTTGGAGGAACAACAACATCGTTACCGCTCAAGTCGCTGGTAATACCGCTTGGGTAGTAAGCAGCCATTTCGCTACTATGTGTGATTAAACCATCTTCACCGTTGACAACTGCATTGTTGCCACTCATCCAATCTAATAAGTGTTGGGCTTGTGGGTCTAAGCGGAATGGTGTGTCAACAATAATAAATGCTGTTTCTTTACGATCTACATTCAATGATAACATTTCGTCTGCCAACTCTGGGTAACCAGGAGCAGCCATTAAGCTGAAGTAAGTCATTTCTTCACGGATTTGTTGGTTTTCATTTACAATTGCTTGCAATGCTTTTACAACTGCGCGGCGCTGTGCCTTACGCATTGTGTATGGGCTACCATTTTCTTGGTTACCGCTGTATGTGTTCCATACATCCATTGCAGCATCGTATTTCTTAACATTGCCTGTGCTTACAATGCTGTTCCATAGCAACATACCGTCTGGGTAGAATTCTGGGTTTGGAGCTTGTTCATCAACTGGTGTTGCGCCGCCTGTTCCGTTTGTTGTATCAGCAGCTATCTTTGTTAAGTCTGCGAACAACACGCCGCTTGGAGTTGTTTGATCGGATGTATCACGAGCAACCCAACTTGAGCCATCGTGAACATAAATCGCAGGATAGTGCTCTAAGTCACTGCTGTCAATCCAAATGTCGCCTGTTGATGGTGAACCTGGAGCTGTTGCATCGATAACGATAACAGACTGTACTGGTTCCCATTGGCCGCTGGCCTTAACATATAAGTCAACTGTTAAGTCACTGTTATACCATAGTGTTCCGTCTGGTGTGGCACCAACGATTGCATCCATAGAAGCTTCTTCGTCTAATGTTGTCCAAGCAGAGCCATCATAAACACGGATCTGTGCGTTGGCAGAACCAGGTGTTACTTTAGCATATAACTTGCCAGAGCTTAAAGCAGAGCCGTAGCCTGCGCTGGCTGCGCTGTCATTGATGTAACTTGGAACTGTCAATGTCGCCCAAGAACTTGTGGAAGCAACATAACGCTTTAGAACAATACCTAAACCGCCGTTAGGATGTGTGGTCTTGACCCAAACATCGCCGACTGCTGTTGCAGTAGGAATGCTGTAGTGTGGGCTTGCAAATACTGTTACGCCTAAACCTGCATTTGTAGCAATAATCCATACACCGCCAACCTTTTTGTATAGTTGGTAGCTACCAACAACATAAGTTGCCACAATAGCATAGTCGCCATCGCTGCCAAAGGAATCAGCAGGAGCTAAACCATTGCCGCCTGCTGTTTGTGCAGTATCGACAATAACTTTAGGAGTTACTTTATCCCAGTTACCTGTACCTGTTGCGCTGGCTTCGAAAATACCCCATGATGTAGTAGTAAGATCTAACCAGTTTGTTCCGTTTGCTGGAGCGCCTGTTGGTTCTATTGTTGTTGGTTCTAACTGTGACAAGTCAATGTCAGCACGAAGTACATAAGCACGGTTGGCAACGCCTAAATAGCTATAAGCAGCCATCAAGCCATATTCGTTTACTTCTGCGCCGTGGATTGCTGTTCCGTCAACAACTTTGAAGTGCGGCTGACCGAATAACTCAACTAATTCACGCTGGCTTGTTAATAGATAAGGTTTGTTTGCATTTGCAGGAATGGTGCCTTGAGCAAAACCACTTCCGCTGATGTTTGGTTTATTTGTAGCCGTAGCAATAAAGATCATTGGAACTGTGCCTTGACCGGCTGGTCCATATTGACTTTCGTCAGTTACACTGACTGCTACGCCTGGGGATACTAATGTAGCCATTGTTTTTCTCCTTTATAGGTTAATATTATTTACCAAATAAAGAAGAAAAGCGGCTATTTAGCGAAATATGTGGATTTTATGATTTTGGTTGCACCGGGAAACTTAGCATGATGCGCCACAACCAACGCTGTTCGATGCTTTCAAACTCTAATCGGCGGTGTAAAGATAGCCATTGACAGTTTAATATGCAATCGCCATCTTTCCAATGATGGTCGTAAACATACTTGTCTTGCGTTAAAAAGCTATCTAAGTAAGTACGGATATCTAAGTTTGTTTTTCTGTGAATGTACTCGTTATTAAGCATTAGTCGTGGACGCTGTTTAATAGAGTAAAAAATTCCCTTGTTACCAAACTTATTTGTATAAACAACTTTTTGTTTTCCTGACGGACTTTTGTAGTTTGGATCTACTATAGAATCTCTAACATCATCTAAGTTAGCACCATAATCGTAATAAGCTTCATAGTTGTCAATGTTAGCTAAAAGCTCTGCAGGTGCATCAGTAGCTTTTTTCAAGTCTTCGTAAGCAAGTATTGTATTTGAAAAAGAAGTTACACTGCCTGCTGTTCCCGACACTGCATATAAACAAAGTGCGTCTGGGCGATCTTGTCTTCCGCATTCATTGGCATGCCAAGTTAGTTCTTCTTTCTGACTAAACAAGCCTTTGTTATTGCAATGTTCGTCTTTTTCGC